GTGATATATTACAAACATAAATATAGTTTAAAGTGTCGTCATTTACGATTCAGTACAAACGAGGTTTAAAAACATACACCATGGATGATATAAGTGATAAACAAGAACTAGCCAAATACAAGAATATGATGCTTAATCCTGCTGTATGGGTATTAGAGAATAAGTTTATTAATGAGAACCAAAAGCCATTCGAGTTTATATCTCATAGATTTATGATACAACCCTATTCTGATAGCTCACCAGACCAAGTGATTATGAAGTCAGCTCAGGTCGGATGGTCAGTGGCAGCTATTCTAAAGTCTATACATGCATGTGATTCACTAAAACTTAATGTTATATATGTACTACCAACACGTAACGCCACACATGACTTTGTAATACCTAAAGTTAATCCTATTATTGACCGCAACCCTCAACTCAAGGCATTAGTTAAGAATACAGATTCAGTCAACCTAAAGCAGATAGGTGACAGGTTCATATATTATAGAGGTTCATTTCATAGAGGAGAGGCTATATCTACTACTGCTGATTTAGTTGTATCTGACGAACATGATATATCTGATCAGAATGTCTTAACTATCTATCAGTCACGTCTACAAGCTTCAGAGTATGGCTGGTTTTGGCGGTTCTCCAATCCAACAATACCAAGTTTCGGTGTTCATGAACTATGGCAAGATTCAGACCAGATGCACTGGATGATAACCTGTACTCATTGTGGCCATGAGATGTATATAGACTTTGAACACGACCCAGTACTTAAAAACCATTTTGTAGACCAAGTTAATTCTATATATGCATGTGGTAATTGCAAGAAAGAGATAAGCAATAAGGCTAGACAATCTGGAAGATGGTGGGCTTTATATCCTAATAGAGAGAGAAGAGGCTATTGGCTATCTCAAATGATGATGCCATGGGTATCGGCTAAGAAGATATTACAGCAACAGCGAGATATGACAATAGATGTATTTCATAACTTCGTACTAGGTAAACCATATCAGGCTAGTGAGTTTATGCTCAATGCTGATTCAATTATGCAGGCATGCCATCCTGGACTAGCAGACAAGTCAGAAGTAATCATCGGCTGTGATTCAGGTAAGACTAAGCACTACGTTGTAGGCAATAGGCGAGGTATATTCAATTATGGTACAACTGATAGTTGGGAAGATATAGAAGCATTAATCACTATGTTCAATGCTACATGTGTAATAGATGCATTACCGGACTTCACTATACCAGAGCAACTAGCACGTAAATATCCAGGTAGAGTCTTTGTACACTACTATAAACACGATGCAAAGGGTATGAATACAATAGAACGTAAAGTCGGCTCACAGTTCGGTATGATTCAATCAGATAGGACTAAGCTATTTGACCAGTTAGCTGGTGAGATAGCATCACATAAGGTTATATTCTACATGCCATTCAAGGACTTAAAAGGGGTTAATGGTAATGGACTAGTCTATCATCTAGGTAACATGTATAGGATTATAGAAGAAGATAAACGTGGTATCCAAAGAGCTTATTGGATGACTAAAGAAAATAAGCCAGACCACTTTGCACATGCCTTGGCTTACTGGCGAGTCGGTGTATCTCAGATATTATCTAGTACTGAAGTTGGTGGTGTTACACCAATAGCTAAATCAAAACCTAGAGCAACTACATATACAATTAGACCAAACGATACAGTACCAGTTAAAGAGGCACTACACCAAGACATAGACACATTAATAGATAGGTCAATAAATAAACTAAAAAGAAGAAAGGTAGGCAAATGAACATATACAACGTAAAACCATATAGAGATAGGCGGAGTGATCCAATTATTAGTGTATATATTATCAACGACCACCACACATTAGATTCATACAATACATGTGATGGGTACAGACCATACCTAGAAAAAATATCATGTATCTATTGTAAGAGGACTGTCTGGGATATGTACGGAAGAATAGATAAAATGATTACTACACCAATGCCGCCAGAAGACTTTGGAATAGCTACAAATATACAATGTAAACAATGCCACCAGAAATATAGACTGCTAATCAATGCGAAATAAAACAGGGGTGTATTCTATGTTGGAGTATGATATAATGAATTTAATAAGCTCCATCGGCATAAATAATTGTTAAGGAGTATCATCTTGGAAAACGAACAAAATATGACTGACGATCAAGCTGGAGTATTTGACATTAAGCTTCAGGATAAGGACTTACTAGAGTTAGTACGCAGTCCAATATCAGACGCTAAAGACTATTGGGATAACCAATTTGGCTTGCGTAAAGCACGTGAAGATAATATGAAGTTATGGCTACCGAAGCATAACGAAGATAAGACATATTATGATTATCAAGAAGAGAACTTATACCAAGAACCAAGAGTTTTTGTATCTACTGAAACTATCTGTGCGATAGTCAACTCACGTATACCAATGCCAACGATAGCACCTGCACAAGATACTCAAGTATCTGCTGACTTAGCAGAAGATGTTAGGCGAGCTATGTATGCATATACTTCGAAATATCAAGTTCAAGATATATTCAGAGTCAGTACACGTAACCTAGTATTGAAGAGATCGGCATTTATTAAGCTACGATACGATAACAGTATAGGTAAGAGTGGTGAGATTGTTACCGAGATGGTAATGCCGGAAGACATTATAGTTGATAAAGATGCAGTCTGGGGTTCAATACCACGTTTTATCGCACAAATTATACGTAATAAGACCTACGATGAATTGATTGCTATGTTCCCATATTCAAAGCAGAAGATACTAGAGATGGCTGGGTGTCAGAGAGTTGACAGCAATGGTGACTTAGTAGCCTATAAGAGCCAGTTGGCTAAAAAGAAAGACTTATACGAGATATGGTTCAGTTATTTTGAAGATGGCAAATACCAATCTGGCGTAATGGTCACTGATACAGACTGTCAATATGTACTATACAAACAGAAGAATCCAAACTGGAACTATGAAGAAGAAGATGGAGTAACGGCTAATATCTTAGATAACCCAGAGCCACCATTTATAACATTTAACTACCTTAATGATGGTTCAAGTTATATAGATCCAACATCAATTACAGAACAAGCCGCTACCATGCAGAGGATTGTAGATAAACGTGGATTCCAGATTATGGAGAATGCAGACCAGGCTGGTTCAGGCTTAGTCTATAACACTACTATGATTACTAAAGCAGAGATTGCTCAATTAGTTGGTAGTCCAGACGAAAGAGTCGGAGTTAAAGGTAATGTTAATGAGGCTGTTACTAGATTAACTCCACCAATGCTACCTGCCTATGTATTCCAAGATAAGATAGATGCACGTACGCAGATTGATGATATATATGGTACTCACGATGTATCACGTGGTAAGCAATCTGGTAATAAAACACTAGGACAAGATAAACTACAAGTTAGTCAAGATTACACAAGGATTGATGACCTATCTAGAGCCATTATGCGGTCTGCTATTAAGTATTATCGTTACCTTGCACAAATGATGAAAGTCTACTATACAGAGGAACACTGGTTTAAAGCTACAGGTGAAGATGGACAGTATGACTTCATTATGATGAAAAATGACCTTATTGAAGACGGCATAGATATAACCGTTGAAGAAGGTTCGAACATGCCACTCAACCATGGAGAGCAGATGGAGTTCGCTGCTAACTTAGCCAGACTAGGCTTAATTGATCCACTATCCATATACGAGATAGGTTCAGGTATGCCAATGCCTAATCCAAAGAAGATGATAGAAAGACTAATGCTGTTTAAGAGTGACCCTATGGCTTATGCCGGACTTGCTGATGCCGAAGAAGTAAACCGTTATGCTATGGCCGATATAATGATATTGAATAATGGTGAGATGCCAAAGCTACGCAACGAGATAACACCTAGCTATCTAGATTTCTTCACTAAATATATGATGAGTGCTGACTATATAGAAGCTGTTAAACGTAAACCAGAGATTGAACAAATGTATCAAGCTTACCTAGTTGAATGTCAGAAGATAGCAGAGCAACAGATACGACATATGGAATCTCAGATGCCTACTCAACAAGAGCTAGATATACAGGCTCAAAAACAAGTACAGAATGCTCAAATGGCTAATCAGATGACACCAAGGTCAGAAGGTCAAGCTATGCCACAAAATAATAAACAGGAAAAACCAGTGGTTACATCTCAAAATAAAGAGTCAAATGTGATATAATATAGTTGACTAAATAAGGAGACAATCTATGCCAAACCAAGATAACGATAATAATATTATCGAAGCACCTCAAGTTGATAGTTTAGATCAACTTCATGAGCAAACAGTTCATCAACTAGACGCTGAGAGGATTGAGGCTGATAAAGAAGAACCTCAACCTAAAGAAGAGCCGAAGGAAGAGCCTAAAGATAATAAAGACGAACCTGCACCTGAAGATAAAGAAGAGCCTGAAGAGAAACCTGAGCCTGAGCAAAAGCCTGAACCTAAAGCTGAACCAGAGCCTGAGTTAGTTATACCTGAACTACCTGAGTTAGATACTGACATAACTAAGAACGTAGAGGGTAAGATAGCTATTAAGAACTCTGATGGCGAAATGAACTACTTTAATAACTTAGAAGAAGTGCCAGACGACTTTGAACCTGCGTCATATAAAGACTTCCTACGATTTAGTGCTGATATGACACGTAAGCAAATGGAAGATGAAACCTTACGCAAACAACGTGACGATGCTATAGCACAGTCTGAACTTAAAAAAGAGACAGATGCAACTATTGAAAAATGGGATCAAGAAATCAATGTCTTAAAAGATAGTGGTGTATTACCTGAAAATGAAACCGAGAGACAAGATATGATTAATGAGACATACGAGTTCATGTCACAGAAGATTCGAGAAGGTGTGTTAATTGAAAGCTTCTCTAGTGCATTCAAGGAAATGCAATATGATAGATTAAAGAATGATAGACAAGAAGAGAAAAAGAAAGTGAATGTCGAGAAGAAAGAACGTGGCTCACGTATCATGGGTGGCTCTAATCCACCGGCATCAAACAATAAAGCCTTTGAACCACTACCTGCTGGTTTAACGCTTGACCAAGTGCATGCTAAGTACTCTGGCTTGCAATAGATATACTAAATATGATAT